TAAGACAGTCGTGCCGAGACGTGTGATGCTGTACGGCACACATGGCATTGGCAAATCGAGCTGGGCGGCGCAGGCTCCGGACGTGCTGTTTTTGAATCTGGAAGATGGACTCAACGACATTGACACAGCAAAGACGCAGCACCTGCGGACATACGCAGACGTGAAGGGTGCGCTGAGTTGGCTGTTTGCAAATCCGGACCACGGATTCAAATGGGTTGCCATTGATACGCTCGATTGGCTGGAAAGCCTGATCCATGCTGACGTGGCCGAGCGTGCGAGCAAAAAGCACATTTCGGATCCCGTATGGTGCGGGGTACAAGTCGGCGATGGCGTTGTGGGATTCGCTGCTGGACGGTCTGGACATCATGCGGCGAACGCAAGGTGTCGGAGTGATCCTGCTGGCACACACAGCAATCCGCAAGCACCAAGATCCGACGGCGGATTCATACGACCGATACCAGCCAGCACTTCACGAGACGGCATCGGCGTTGGTGCAGGAATGGTGCGATGAAGTGCTGTTTGCCAGTTACCGCGTGTACACTCGCAAAGAAGATCAGGGGTTCAACAAAGAACGCACCATCGCGAGCGGTGCGAGTGAGCGTTATTTGCGGTGCGTGGAGACTCCGGCAGCACTGGCCAAAAACAGATTGAACATGCCGGGGGAGATCGAGTTTCACTGGGCAGCGTATTCCCAGTATTTTGCAGGTGTGTCAGCAGAAGTGAAGGGTTGATGAGTCATGGCGAATCTCAGTGATCTGGACATGAACAACGTGCAGGCGCAGCCTGTGCGACGGCTGTTGCCTGAGGGCGACTATCAGGCGGTGATTGTTGACAGCAAAATGAAGGCGCCCAAAAACCCGAAGCCGGGCAATGGGGACATGCTGGAGTTGACGTTGGAAGTGCAGGGACATCCCCAGTTCAGCGGCGCAAAGTTGTGGGACAATTTGTGCATCCGTCATGCAGGGACGGCTGGCACGATTGCACTGCAGCGGCTGAAGGCGATCATGGACGCGTTTGGGTTGCCAAAAATTACGGACAGTCAGCAGCTGCACAATCGACGGCTGACGGTGACAGTGGTTCATCGCGAGCACGATGGCGAAATGAAGGCACAGGTCAAAGGCTACTCGCCCGAGCGTTGGACCGATCAGCCACCGATGCAGAAAAACTACGCGGCACCGTCTGCAGGTCCTGCGAATCCGTTCGGCTGATGGTTCTGTGTTGAGGCGTTACAAGACCCGGCAGCGGTCAACGCTGCCGGGTGTTTTGCGGGAGAGGTGAGAGGACACATTGAAATGCGAAAGTCATTGCGAGTGTTGAATTTGGGTGCTGGCGTACAATCAACAGCTATTTACCTGATGATTATGGATGGTGATTTGCCACCGGTAGATTTTGCGGTGTTTGCTGACGTTGGCGATGAGCCTGCAGCGGTGTATGCGCATGTTGAGTTTTTGAAATCATTGAACGGGCCGGAAATTCACACGGTGACACGGGGCTGTCTTGGAGACAATCTGATCAACGGCGTGAACGCTGACGGACAGCGTCACATCAGCATACCGACACATTTGGCGATTGATGGTGTCCCGACGTCAATGGGCCGACGACAATGCACATCAGAATATAAGATCCTGCCAATTGAAAGATTTCTGCGAGAACAGGCGGGATTAGAAAAGGGACAACGATTGACAAAGGGGCAGACAATCACACAGGTGTTTGGCCTTTCGTGGGACGAACCGAGACGTGTTGAGCGAGTCAAAGCGAATTTCCACGGTCGTGCTGGGTGGCAGCCGGAGTTTCCTCTTTTTGATGACATGATGACGCGCGAGGACTGTGTGCGGTATTTAGAAAAACGACTGCCTGAATACACAGTTGCGCGATCAGCCTGTGTGTTTTGTCCGTACAAGCGGGACAGTGAATGGATTTCATTGCGAGACACTGATCCAATAGGATGGCAGAGAGCTATTGAAATCGACAGAGCGATAAGACAAGAAACCTCTGTTTGCACCAAGGGCATGAACGCTACTCAGTATCTACACAAGTCCTGTGTGCCTTTGGAATTTGTCGAGCTGAAGGCAGAGCCGCCAGACCGGCAAGCAAAATTCCAGTGGTCTCAGATGGACTGTGAAGGCATGTGCGGAAATTGAATGTGCTGGACGGCGCATCGTTGAGCAACAGGGGGAATGATCGGTGGAAGCGAGATGGTATCAATCGGAAGCAAACACAGCCGCATGGCAATTCATCAGCGACGGGCGCGGCAATCCGCTGATTGTGTTGCCGACCGGAGCCGGCAAAAGCATCGTCATTGCCCTGTTGATTCGGCAGGCGGTCGAGTGGGGGCAACGGGTTCTGGTGGTCGCGCATCGGAAGGAACTGTTGCAGCAAAACGCCGACAAGATTCAGAGACTGACGGGGTTGCATGTCGGGATCAACTCCGCTGGTCTGAATGAGCGGGACATTGACAGCACCGTGATATGCGCAGGCATTCAGAGCGTCTATCGTGATGCGGCGGAGTTTGGCAAACGTGGTCTGGTGGTGATTGACGAAGCGCACCTGATCAGCGACGACGGCGGGAGCATGTATGGGCAGTTCCTCGACGGGTTGCAGCAACACAACCGCAGGCTGTTTTGCGTGGGACTGACAGCGACACCATATCGCACGGGTGAGGGCAGTCTGGCAGGCGAGGGCAAGTTGTTCAGCGGGATCTGCTACGAGGCCAAAACCGGGGCATTGATTGAGGCCGGTTTCCTGTCCAAGCTCACGAACAATCCGGCAGACAGTCAGGCCGATTTGAAGAACGTCAAAGTCAGGGGCGGTGAGTTCGTGGCGGCGGAGATGGAGGCCGCGTTTACCACGGACACAATTATTCACGCAGCCGTTTGCGAATTGACGATTGCCTGCGAGCACCGCAAAAGCATTCTGGTCTTTTGTGCTGGTGTCAGCCATGCCGAACAGGTGTCACTCGCCCTGCGGGATCTGACAGGGCAGGAGGTCGGATTGGTCACAGGCGAGACTCACGCAATCGAGCGTCAGCGGGTGTTGTCGGACTTCCGCAACGGAAGTCTGCGGTGGTGCGTGAATGTGGACGTGCTGACAACCGGATTCGATGCGCCGGCAATTGACGCCGTGGCCGTCCTGCGGGCTACCATGTCACCCGGTTTATTCGCTCAAATTGTGGGGCGTGGCCTTCGGATTTCTCAGGGCAAGACGGACTGCCTGATTCTGGATTTCGGCGGCAACTTGCAGAGGCACGGGGCACTCGACGCGGATGATTACGGCATCAGCAAACCCCGCAATTCAGACGGCAGTGAGGCACCGTCGAAGGTCTGCCCGAAATGCAAACAGGAAGTTCATTTGTCCGCCGTCAAGTGCAGTGAGTGCGGGCACATATTTGTTCGGCAGATGGATCAGACACCCAGACACGGTGACGAAATCGACACGACTTCATCTATCGTGGGAGCACCGGAGCCGCAATGGTACGACGTGCAAGAAGTGAATTGGCACTTGCACGCAAAGAAGAACACACCCGGCAAACCACCTACGCTGTGCGTGTCGTACTACGTCAGCGACGACACAATGCCTGCGGGCAATCTGGGCTGGATTGTGGTGCGTGAATGGGTGTGTTTCGAGCACGAGGGATTCGCGCTATCGAAGGCGTTTGCGTGGTGGGATGCACGCAGCGTGTTTCCGTTCCCCGCGAGCGTGGCGGAAGCAATCACGGCACTCAATCATGGGTCATGCCGGAAGCCGTCGCGGTTGCTGGTGAAAAGGGAAGGCCAGTGGGATCGGATTGTGCAGGCTGAGTTCAGCGAGGAAAAGCCGACGATGATTCGGGAACTGGTGACGCCGGTGAATGAGTTCGGTGAGGATTGTCCGTTTTAGGAGGATGACGTGACAGGCTTTCCAGTGTGTTTAGAGGGTGAGCGGTTGACGTTTCTCACCGAGTACATCGCGCGTGATATGCTGCCGGGCAATGTGCACATATGGCGAAGTGAAACACCCGGCAACAGTTGGGACGGTGCGAGCATTCCACAGTGGGCGTGGTCAATTATGGCACATCCACTGGCGGCAGACGTGCGGAATGCGTCATACTGGCATGATCGACTGTGTGAGGGCAGCGAGACGCCGGAAGACCGCATGGTTGCCGATGCGGTATTTCTGATGCTGTTGAGGCGGTCAGGTGTGAGCAGGTGGCGACGGTGGGCTATGTGGGCTGCCGTCAGGTTTTATGCGGTTTGCGTTTGGAGGGAAAAAAGATGAGCGACGAACAACAGACACAGCAGGCAGACGACCCGAGCGGCGATGGGTGGAGATGGGTGCGTCAAGGCGAAGCACTGCGACATGGCGACGTACAGAAAATCGACGGTGAATGGCATCCGACCATAGAAGCGGGATACACCTGTCCCCGGAACCACTCCTACCGCCGACGCATCGAGCCACAGCAGCCGAGCGACAGCGAGCCGGAAACGATGGAGGATCTGCGGCGACGATTGGCAGAGTGTGAGGTGTTGCTGGCTGAGGCTGGAGGGTCCGGCGAGCAGGTCAACGCCGAACTGCAGCAGTTGCGGGAGCAGGTGCAGACGCTGACGAGGGAGCGCGACGAGCACGCACGCAAGCTTGAATTCGCGCGTGAGTCTGGGGAAATGTCACGGCGACAGTTGGAGTGCGAAGCGGGCAAGGTCGAGCGGTTAGAGGAGCAGGTGCAGACGTTGACGCGCGAACGCGACCGGTACCGCAACCAACTGGCCGGAGCGATCGAGCACAGCAAAGCACCGGAGGCACAAGCCCAATTGGTGGACCGGCTGCAAAAGTGGCTGCGTCCAGTGCTGGAGGTGGTTTCCGATCATCCCGACCACAGCAGCATATTGGCTGCTTCCGTGCTGGAATTCCTTCCACAAATCGCATCGCGACTGATTGAGGAATAGTGATCGACTGGCGTTGATTTGCGTGGTAGGATGCGCGTGGCGGTGTAGCAGACCGTCACCAAATTAGAATTCCCGGCGCGTTGCCGGACCAGACCCACCCGTTTCGGCTGCTACCCGAGACGGGTGGGTTTTTGTTTGGAGCAGGTCATGGAATATGGACGTGTGCCCGAGGAACTCAAAAGCCTTCGGCGGTGGATGCTGTGGGATGACCGCAAGGGCACCAAGGTGCCATTGCAGTGCACAGGAGCACCAGCCAAAAGCAATGACCCGGCGACGTGGAACGACTTCGCAGCGGTGGACGGCAGGCC